AACTAAAAAAATGATAGGAAATATATACATTTGTTTAAACGAAGAAACGTACAACTCAGAAATACCAGACTTGTTTTCCCGTTACCGAAGAGCAGAGTTTGACGAAGAGGGTGCTTTAGTGCAAATCCTACCGACAACCTACGCAGAGATGGGCGAGGATAATAAACGGCAATACGGAAGAGTTTTGACATTTACTAAAGACGATCAAAACTTTTATATATTAGAGTTTACTGCAAGCTGGTTGAGTGGAGAGGTTTCATACTTACTTGATTTAGGTCAAGGATTAGAATATCCAAACAACGCAGTATTAACATCTGACGAGGCAGTTCAATTAGTACAAGAAAACACAAAAGAATAATGTATATCTTTAGTGTAACAAGCGATTCAGATTACTCAGCAGAACTTTACGTTCCGTTGGATTATGACGTTGTAAGCCGTTCTAATTACTTTCTACTTAATACCACCAACTTACAAACTAAAGTAAGTAGAAGCGTTGTATTAACAAAGAATTATTTTAACGCAAGAAACACTAAATTTACCTTTACGTTCTATGCAACTGATAACGTGGCAGAGGACAGAGTAGTATATCAAGAAACATCGTTCTTTAGCTACGATATTTACGAGCAAACGAGCGATACAAATACAGACATCACAGATGCTTCTGTTATAGCAAAGAGAGAAACTGGAAAGTTTTGGGTTGGTGGCGATAGTCAAGTTACCTACGTTAAACAAGCAGAGGCAAACCCAACTAATTCCGTATATCTAAAAATATGAGTTTAAGAATAGTAAATTTAGCAGCAGAGAAATCTCCAAAAGCAAAGGAATCAGCATCGAAAGAATGGGTTTTTTATGGGGATGATAATAACTACTTTGAATATCTTATAGACAGATACAACGGTAGTGCCGTAAATAACGCGATTATCTCATCTGTAAGCGACCAAATCTACGGAGAGGGGTTATCATGTACTAACGAGAGTAAGAAGCCGTTAGACCACGCTAAAATGAAGTCTATATTTAAGGCTGATGATTTGAAGCGAGTTGCTCATGATTTAAAGCTACTCGGACAAGGTGCTTTTAATATAGTATGGAACAAGGGTAGGACTGAAATTTTGATGGCGAAGCATATACCAATGCAAAACCTAAGACCAGAGAAAGCAGAAGAGGGTGACATTAAGGCTTATTACTATTCTGACGATTGGTCGCAGTCAAGAAAAAAACAATATGCCCCAAGACGCATAGAGGCATTTACTGGAGCAAGAGGCGAGGAATCTCAAATAATGGTTATTAAGCCATACGCAGCTGGTTACTTTTACTTTAGCCCAGTTGATTACGCTGGTGCTTTGCAATGGGCTGAGATAGATGAAGAGATAGGTACATATCACTTGACGAATATCCAAAACGGATTTGCACCTACAATGATGATTAACTTTAACAATGGGCAACCTACCGAAGATGAGCAAAATCATATTGAGCGTAAGGTTACACAAAAGTTAGAGGGTGCAAAAGGGAAGAAGTGGCTTATATCATTTAACGATGATACTGCAAACGCAACAACGATAGAGAGTTTACCAATTTCAGAAGCAAGTGAGCAATATAAATTCCTAAGTGAAGAAGCTACTCGAAAGATATTGATAGGTCATAAAGTTACAAGCCCTATTTTATTTGGTATTAAAGATAATACTGGACTTGGTAACAATGCCGAAGAGATAAAAACTGCATCGCAGTTATGGGATAATACAGTTATTAGACCATACCAAAACATGATTCTTGACGCTATTAACGAGGTGTTACTTGTTAATGGTATTGTGCTTGATACATATTTCAAAACACTACAACCGATTGAGTTTATAGAAACTGATGGCTTAGATGCTGACGAGGTTGAAAAAGAAACTGGAGTAGACCAAGACGATGCAGTAGATGTTGCACCAGATACAGAGGTTGTGGATGACGATATAGAAAAAGTTGATGCGTCTTATAATGGTGCGCAGATTAGTTCTGCGATTGATATAGTCGCTAAAGTAAAAGAGGGAGTTTTAAACGAGGCACAAGCTATTGTGTTCCTTGTTCAGTTCTTGCAATTACCAGAAGAGGTAGCGAGAGGTTTCTTTAGTGGTGGAACAGAGCAGTTGCTTTCAAAGATTGCCCTATCCAAAGAAGAGGATTTTAAGAAGTGTAAAAAAAAGAAGTGTAACAAAGGTAAATGCACTTGCCAAAACTACACTAAAGAGGATGAGAAGAACGACATCATTGTCGCAAACGCTCTAATTGATTTAGGCGAAGAGTTAAGTGCTGACGAGTGGGAAGTTATCCAAGAGGTAGATGCTGAAACACATGAAGAATTAGAAGCATATAAGTTCGCATCTACTGGTGTGGCAAGACCAAACTCAAAGAGCGACCAAGATGCAACTATTGGAGGCTTTATGTACAAAGTCCGATACGAATACTTTCCTAAGAAAGTAAGTTCTAATTCCAGAGAGTTTTGTCGTAAGATGGTCGCAGCAGATAAGCTATATCGTAAAGAGGACATTCTTAAAATGGATAAATCAGAAGTAAATCCGGGATGGGGTTTAAATGGTGCTAAGAAATATTCCATTTGGGAGTTCAAAGGTGGTGGAGGTTGTCATCATAAATGGCGAAGAAAGACCTTTAGGTCATTGACTAAGATAGACACTAAAAGCCCCTTAGCACCTACTGTATCAACAAACGAAGCCGACCGACAAGGTTACAGAGTGCGTAATGAAAAGAACGTAGCTATCAAACCAAAAGATATGCCTAACAAAGGATTTGTAAATAAAAAATAAGATGGCAGTATTATTCGTAAACGAAGATAAATTAAAGAGTTCAACGGCAATTAACTACAATGTTGATACTGCCTTTTTACTACCCTTTTTAAAGATAGCACAAGACAAGCATTTACAGATTATCTTGGGTACTAAGCTATATGATAAATTACAAGACGATATTGCTGGAGTAGATGGGGCAACTTTAACTGGGGTTTACAAGATTTTAGTTGATGACTATATTCAAGATGCTATTATTCACTACGCACTTGTTGAAGCTTTGCCTTTTATATCGTTCCAGATTAAGAACGGAAGCATTACGCAAAAGAATAGTGAGAACGGAACGGCAGCCACTCGTCAAGATGTGGACTACTTAGTACAAAAAGAAAGAGATTCAGCAGAGTTTTATGGGCAGAGAATCGTAGAGTATTTATGTAACGATAGCAGTTCATTCCCAGAGTATAGCCAAAATACTGGTGCTGATTTGAATCCAATATCAAACGCGTATTATACTGGTATTAAATTATGAGATATAAGCCGAAGCAACATAATATAAAAAAGCTAAAGGTATTTTTAAGAAAATTGAAAGATGAGAAGCGAGTTATTAGAAGTTAATAGTATAAATATCGCAGCTTTGGGGATTACCTTTACTGATTTGGATGCAGTCTTAACTACGTTGGTTTTGATTACTGCGTTGATATTCAATTTGCAAAAGATAATTAAGAAATGAAATACTTTTCAGAGAGCGAATTTAAGTGCAACGGAGTAGATTGTTACGACTTAATGAATCCAGAACTTATAAAGCGTTTGGATTTAGCACGTGGCATAGCTGACGTACCTTTTTTTATTACATCATCATACAGAGATAAGGAAACAAACGATCGAGTAGGAGGTTCTAAAAAGTCTGCTCATTTGAGAGGAAATGCAGTAGACTTGCATTGTGAAAATTCATACCATAGATTTAAAATAGTACAAGCGTTATTAGATGCTGGTTTCACCAGAATAGGTATTGCCAGTAATTTTATACACGCTGATGTAGACGAAGAACTTACGGATTGTGTAATTTGGACTTATTAATATGACTGGTTGGGATTTGAGCATAGGTACATATACTGGAATACTTGTCGGTATATGGACATCTAAATACGAAGCTGGGTATCAGCATTGTTTATATTTACCTTTTTTTTTCATTGAAATAAATACATATTATGATTGAGATTTTAAAATCAAACTGGGCTGAATTGCTTATTGGAGCAATGGCATTTTTTAAAGTTATTGCAAACGTAACTCCTACGGAAAAGGACAACAAGATGTTTGGATATTTGGATGACTTAGTAAGCTATTTTATTAAAGATAAAAAGACAAAGTAATGCCAATATCATCGGTACTTGCAAAAGGGCTTTTCGCTATCATACCAGATATGCTGAAAGACAATAAAGGAAAATGGAGCAGTAAAAGGACTGTATCTGGTGTTTTGGCTATTGCTTGTGTTACACAAATAGATGCTAACGGCTTAGATATTAACACCTTATTGTTAGCATTAATTTCCATACTACCTTTATGCTTCTCAGTATTCGAAAAAAAATAACTATATTTAAGCCGTAACCAAATCAATAATTATGGCTAACAATCGAATACGCTTAAAGGCTCACGAATTTGAGTTAATTAAGCAACACCGAGCAAAAACCTTAGACAACATTAACGACAATACTGCCCTAGATTTACATCTAAAGGATAGAGGTATTGATAAGAAAGACGTTGTATCTGTCAAACATTGGCAGAATATGAACGGTGAGTTGCGTTTTTCTGTCGTTACAAAAGAGGGGCAAGGATTTAGTGAGAACGACCTACTTAAAAGAGTGGGTAAATTCATATCCGAACACGCACCTATATACCCAAAGATTGACCACGTTGCTGGTAGACACCTATTAGTTATCAATCCAGCAGACATACACATAGGGAAGTATGCTAACTCCGAAGAAACTGGCGAGGACTACAATATTCCTATTGCCGTTTCACGAGTTTTAAAGGGTATTGAGGGCATCATCGCAAAGTCTAAAGGGTTTACTATTGATAGGGTTTTATTCTGTATAGGAAACGATGTTTTGCATATTGATAATGTATATAACACAACAACAAAAGGAACGCCACAAGACTGCGATGGTAAATGGTGGGAACATTACGAGGTAGCTTTGCAGTTATATGTTAAATGTGTGGAGATCCTTCGACAGATTGCGCCAGTTGATTGCGTACATTCAATGAGCAACCATGACTATCAATCTGGATTCCATTTGGCTCATGCTTTAAAGAGTTGGTTTAGGAAAGCTGACGATGTAAGTGTTGACGCATCTGTTAATCATCGTAAGTATTATATATACGGCAAGAACTTAATCGGTCTTGAACATGGCGATGGTGCGAAGATGGACAATCTGCCCTTGTTAATGGCACAAGAGAAACCCCAAGAATGGGCAAACACTAAATATAGATACTGGTATCTACACCATTTACACCACAAGGTTAAGCACAAGTGGAGAGATGCAAAGGATTTTATAGGGGTTACGGTTGAATACCTAAGAAGCCCAAGTGCAGCCGATTCATGGCACAATCGCAAAGGGTTTACTGGCTCACCAAAAGCCGTTGAGGGCTTTATACACGAATATGATAATGGTCAAGTTGCAAGATTAACACACTTTTTTTAGTATCTAATACATTGAAAACTAAGCATCTAAGAAATTAGGTGCTTTTTTTTTGCTTATTATTGTTGTTATTCTAAAAATCTTTTTTATATTTGTTGAAAGAAAACAAAACAAAACAACTAAAACCAAACATTATGAAATTTTTTAACAAAACAGTAAGATTATTTAGAAACGAAGTTATCGGAAACGACTACTCATTCGATTGCGACATAGAGATATTTGTTGCTTTAGATGGTCAAATAGAAGATTGCTCTGGATGTAATTATGAAACTGCAAAAAGATTAATTGTTAAAGCTGAAAAACAAATTAATAAAATAAAATAAACCAACGGAGGGGGCAACCCCTCCTTAATTAACTAACTATGACATTAACAGAAACACCCACCTTTCAAATTGTAGGTAGTTACAATGGAGGTAATTACGAAGACATTGAAATAGTCTACGGAGAAAAAAATAAAGAGTATTTAGTAAGCGAATACCGAATTGCTTATGGTACTAACTGGCACATTGTTGCTTATAGAATAGACGAATAATGGGAAAGCTAAAAGAATTATTACTAGGTACTAGAGAGCAACAAATTGACAGAGAGCAAATGTTGGAGATGCAATACAATGCTCATTACGATGAATGTGCTAACTACGTAGAAGAATGGAAACAAGGTACTCGTTCACCTTTAAACGCAACGATAAGCGAATTTAACTACCTAAACAGACCGACCAATGGAAGCAAGTAAACTAAACGAATTGTATGTTAAGAATGGCTTAACTAAAGACGATGTATTTAAGCATAAGTTTTATACGATTATCTCACGTGCTGGAATTGATAAAATACAAGCCAACAACAATATCGTAATTGACTACGAATTATCTCACAACTCACCAGATAACAAATGTATTATTATAAAAGCAACGGCTCAATGTGGGGATAAGGTAATTCAAACCTATGGAGAATCAAGCCCAGCAAATACATCAAACGCTTATCCAGTTGCAATGGCAGAAAAGAGAGCAATGAGTAGAGCAGTATTAAAGCTGACCGGATTCTATGAGTTAGGACATTTCGGAGAAGATGAAGCTGACGATTTTAAACGATAGTAATATGCTGCACGAAATAATGAACATAGAGGCAAGTCATTGCTGCGAAGCTATTGTGTTGGGTGAAACTAAAATATGCTCAGCTTGTAAAGAGCATTGCGAAGTAGTATACTTAAACGATGAAAACGATGAATAAAACTGGAAGAGGGTGGCAACCCAAAACAAAGCTGCAAGACGTATTGCTTGAAACGTACAAAACAAAAAGTACAATTAGTAATAAGCTGCAAATATCGCAACCTACATTAATGCGTTTGTTGGCAGATGAAAAATGTATTACATTTAAACAGATCAAAACTATTTCAACTGATGCAAATATTAGCATCATAAAACTAATATCATTACTATGAAAATAACAGAGGATAATTTAGAAGAGTTTTTAGAGTTAGTAGCTTTTGAAAACCGAACATCAATGAAGAGGTTAAGAACAAAAGACCGTACTAGATTTTTAGTTGAGGCTCGAAGTATGGCATACAGAATTTTACGTGATAGTGGATTTACTCAGCAGTATATAGGAGATTTGTTTAATCGCGACCATGCTGCCGTAATACATAGCCTTAAAAAGCACGAATACAATTACAATACATATAACTACTATCAAGAAACATTTGATAATATACGATATAAAATGGGCTTAGTTGACGAGGGTAGTATCGTTGATAAAGAACTGGTTGAAAAGTACCAGCAAAGCCTAGCAGATTTGCACGTAATTATAGCTAATCAAAAAGAGAAAATTATTACGTACAAAAGGAGAATCCAATCAATAGAGAGAACAAGTAAATTATTAACAAAAAATTTAAATCAGTTATGCAATTAAAAGGAAAAGTAGTAAGCATCAAAGACGTTGAAGTTATTAGCGATAAATTTCAAAAGCAGATTGTTCTTGTTGAGCAAGACACTAAATTTGATGCGATAATCCCAATAGAGTTTATAAACCAGAAAATAGATTTAGCATCTAAGTTACAAGTTGGTGAAACTAAAACTTTCAATATTAACATTAACGGAAGAGAATGGAAAGACAGACATTTTGTTTCTATTAGATGTTATGCAATTAGCAACAACGATACAGAGGTTGCAGAGGGAAACGATCAAGGGCAAAAAGAGAACTTGCCGTTCTAATTGATAAACTGGATTTGGAGGTTTTATAGCCTCCATTTCTTTTTTATATATTTGTAAAAAAATAAATTATGGAACAACCTAACTATTACTCTATCCTTACGGCAGAGGTCAGATACGACAAAGAACTTACACCGAACGCAAAGCTGCTATATTCAGAGATAACTTGCCTTACAAATAAGAACGGCAAATGCTGGGCTTCAAATAACTACTTTGCCAACCTTTACGAGGTAAGTCCGATAACAATATCCAGATGGATAAATCAACTGGCTAAGAAAGGATATATAAGCATAACAATGCAGTATATACCTAACACTAAGCAGATAGAAAAAAGAATTATATGCATTAACAAAAATGATAATACCTATAAACAAAATAGTTTAGGGGGTATTAACAAAAATGTTAAGGGGGGTATTAACAAAATTGTTAAAGATAATACTACAAGTATTAATACTACAAGTAATAATAATATAGAGGGTGAACCCTCTTCACTCAATGAAGTCAATAATTATTTTATAGAGAAAAGTTTTGATTTGTCAGAAGCAATTAATTTCTTTGAGTATTATGAAAACAACGGATGGAAGCAAGGCAAGAACAAAATGAAAAAATGGAAACTGGCTGCCAATCGTTGGATGAGGAATTATAAACCTAAGAGTGGAAACAAAAAAGGTTTAGCCTCTCAGTATGGTTTTAACCTACCAGAAAACACAACTTACGTTAAAACTAACTACATAGAAAACGACAGATGGAACAGATAGGAAAAGAGCCAAGCGAGGATTTACTTAACTTTTGTTTTGTAACTATCAATAAGGCATTGTTTGAGATGAGCCAGAACAGAGCCGAAGAGGACAGAAAGATATTAGCTAACATTCTTATGAATGATTTGAACGCTAAATTCCATAGGCTTACGTTAGAGGATGTTACAAAAGCGTTTCACAATGGTGTAAGGGAAGCTGACCAGATGGCAATCAATCCGAGAACGTGGTTTAATTGGCTAAATAAACAAAAGCTAAAATCTAACGCAGTACGCATCGAATCATCTCAAGAAAGCGAAAGGGTGCAGATAGAACAGAAGTGCCAGCAAATCGACCGTAAAGAGGTTTTAAGGGAGTTTGTTGAGTTATGTTTGATTGAGATATACGATCAGTATGTTGCTGGAGAGAAGTTTAAGTTTCAAGGAGTAAGCCAAGTTTTTAACTGGTGTGAAAGTGTTGGGTTAATTTCCTTAACTTTAAAAGAGAAAGAGAAGTTGTGGGATGAGATACAAGAGGAGATCAAACAAAAAAAGAAATTTGTACACAACGAACGTAAGAAATTTCATCCAGTAATTATGTGTAGGGAAAAGACATTGATGACATACTTTAGTAAATGGCGAAAACAAAAATTTGATTTAAGAACGGAAGCAAATAAATTATTATGAAGTACAACACAGACAAGCGAACACGCAAAAAGATTGACAAGCTGCTAGAACAAAATGCAAGGAACGTAGCTAACTTTGGAACAAAGAGTAAGCATGATCTAAGAACCAAATCAGAATTCAATAAGGCTTGGACAGACATACAAAAAGAAATACGAGAACTGGATGCAGATTTTTACAAAGTAATAAAGCAACAGAATTGAAAGCGTTAGAGGACAAACTGCAAACGGCAGTAATAACATACCTACGGTTGGATAAGAAAGCATTATACTGTTCTTCTCTGGGAGGTCAATATCAAAAATATCACTCTCAAAGAATGAAAGCCAAAAGGACTGGATATGTAGCTGGTTTCCCAGATGTATTCTGCTACGATGCCAGAGGTGGGTATCATGGTCTTGCATTAGAGTTAAAGGTTAAAGGTAATTACGCAAGTCAGAAACAAAAGAACTGGATTAAGAGATTAAACGAGAGAGGCTACTTGGCAAAGGTATGTACTGGCTTCGATGATGCTAAAAAGTTTATAGATGATTACTACGATTTAGAAAAAAATAAAATATTTTAAATTTATAGTTGTTATTATAAAAAGCATTTTTATATTTGTAGGGTAATCAAAACAAAACAACTAAACTTAACATTATGAAACTTACAACAGAGCAAATTTTAAACATTAAAGAGGGAGATAGAATTACCTTTACAATGTACGGAAGCATTAAAACCTTTACGAAAAAGGTGCAAGGGGTAGTAACAAACCCTTTTGTCGATACAGTCAGGACAGACTTAATGAGTTTTAATGTTATTAAGGTAGGAAATGGAACTGGTTATACTAACGTACACCCAGAACAAATTTTAAAGGTTAAATAATGCCAAAGTATAACAACAAAGAAAAAGGCTCTGCAATATCAGAGCTTATTTTACTCCAGCATTACCTTTGGGAACACCCAGAGCAAGACGTACAAGAAGCAATAAAACAGAGAATAAAAACATTAACTAACTATGGAAGTAAAGATTGATACAAGCTGCAAAACTTATTTAGATTCTAGAGGCAAGTTCCCAGTAGGACACATTAAGGTCTTAATGAATCACTATGTAGATAGAGCAGACAACCTTGATTTGCTCATGAAAGTATATAAGAGTAGATTAAAAGAATTGGAGGCATCAAACCACGATCATAAAGACCTAATAATACAAGAGTTAAGAAATGTATTTATAAAAGGTAGGTGCGATTGGTCTGGAAACGAAAGACCAGAAGAGCAAAAAGTTGATACGGATATGATGCTAAGACATTTTCCAGCCGATAGGCTTGGGAAGTAAGTGAGTAAGCTACTAGAGTGCTGCAACTATTTTAAATCTTAATAGGATTTATAAATCAGCGATTGAGAGGGGGAGCGTGGGAACTCCCCAACTTAAACAAAACTAACTTTAATCTATTTATAGCTATGGCAGAAAATTACATTTACGCAGTCGCAATATTATTACCAATAACGTACATATTAGGTATGTACTTTACTACGAAGTAGGGTGGTGGAACTGGCAGACACGCCTCCTTGTCTCGGAGGTAGAGAAAGCAGAAATGCCTCTATGAACGTTCGAATCGTTCCCCTACTGCTAAACACAAAAACTAAACAGATGAGCAAAGATAGAGAAACAGAAGTAGATACCACTTGGGATGCATGGCTTAACGATATGAGCGACAGAGAGCAACCAGATGTGTGTAGTGTAGATAATCCAGATTGTGAAGCTTGTGGCTCATGAGTAGTGTAGAGAATAAAGTCTGTATTAAGATACTAGACAGAGCAGAGGTAGGTGAAAAGAAATACGGTACTACAATGGATAGAACAGATTTGTCTACTGCTGACTGGATAAAACACGCACAAGAAGAGGCTATGGATTTAGCAGTTTATCTAGAGAAAATATTGGAGTTATTAACAAGAGAACAAAATGCTAAGAAATAAAGTATATTAGCAATGTAAGGTTTTCACATAGTTAGTTTTGAGGTGGGGTAGAGAGAAATCTTTATTCCACCTTTTTTTTTACTTATGATACAAAAAGGATTAATAAATAGAAGCATTCTCAAAGCGATACGCAGAGGGAAAGGAATAAAAGTCATAGAACGCTATTTATATATATACCACAAAATCAACATAGGGCAAAAGGCTCTAAACAGAAGATATGAGCGAATTAAAGTATTTGCTAGGCAAGGAGTACGTTAAAGTACATGACATTGCCTTAAAGATTACAAAGGGTAACGACATAGATGCACAAGACCTAACACAAGAGGTTTACGTTATAATGTTAGAATACGACCAAGAGAAACTACAAACAATCTACGACAATGGTCATCTAAACTATTGGGTTGCAAGGGTAATGCTCAACCAATATCTTAGAAGCACATCACCATTTAAAAAGAAGCATCATTCCTACCTTAAAGATGCCAACGCAATAGTCAACGATTTAGCTTACGACAATACCGAAGAGGCAATCCAAGATAAGATACTATTTGAGGAACGTCTGCAAATGGTAGAGGATGCAATGAAAGACCTACATTTTTACGACAAGACATTGTTTAAGGTCTACTACGAGTCCGATCACTCAATAAGAAGTCTATCAGAATCCACAAGCATAAGTACAACGTCTATATTTAACACCATCAAGAACGTAAGAAACTATATAAAGAATGAAGTTAAAGACAAGCAATAAGGTATATAACGAGCGAATGGAGATTTGTAAGAAATGCAACCATTTTCGCAAGTCAGTTGCTCAATGTAAAAAATGTGGGTGCTTTATGAAGATAAAAGGTGCTATTGCTTTTACACGTTGTCCAATCGGAAAATGGGAAAGGGAAAAGGATATAACCCAAGACCAATTATCTATCCTTAGACGGCTTGTAAATAGCTTAGAGAACACTAAAGTATCGCATGAGCAGAACGTAGGGCTTACTAATTTATATAATGAGATATTCGGAATGCGTAAAAACGTATCATCATGTGGTGGATGCGTTAGAGATATGGTAAAAGATTTGAAACAATTATTAGAGAGTTATGAAGATTGAGAGTGTTAAAATATCGGAGTTAAAATTTGCAGAATACAACCCTCGCACAATCTCAAAGAAGCAGTTTAAAGACCTAAAGAAAAGCCTAGAAGAATTTGGTCTGGTAAACCCTATTGTTATCAACTCAAACGAGGATAGAAAGAATGTAATAATCGGAGGGCATCAAAGAGCCAGAGCATGGGAAGATTTAGGCAATGACCACATACTAACGTACGCAGTTAATTTGCCTATCGAGAAAGAAATGAAACTAAATCTTAGGCTAAACAAAAACGGTGGTAAGTTTGACGATGACCTACTGCTAAACTACTTTGATGAAGAGGTTTTATTTGAGGTAGGGTTTACTGTAAACGATTTGAATATTAATATAGACAAGTACGAAGATAATACGCTTGAAGAGGCAACGAAAGACGTTTGCGAGTGTTGTGGTGCAAGTATATGAAAAAACACACTAAAATATATCTAGATTACTTTAGCTTTGATAGGTGCGATTTTATCCCTTGCGAAGTATGTGATAATCCAGCTACAGACATTCACCATATAGATGCCAGAGGAATGGGAGGGAGTAAGACTAAAGACTACATTGAAAACTTACAAGCATTGTGTAGAGGTTGTCATATTGAGTACGGAGATATAACCGATTTAAAAGATATGTTAAAGAAGATACACCTAAAATATATGGAAGTATATGGAACAAAATAGAACAAAAGTGGCTAAGGAGAGAATGCTCAAAGCGTTAGAAAAATCTCTAGGTATTGTATCAACGGCTCTAAAAATGACAGACCTATCAAGAACTAATTACTACAAATGGCTCAAAGAGGATGAAGAGTTTGCTGAAAAGGTCAAAGAGATTGAACAGATAGAGCATGATTTCATACGCTCTAAATATTACGAATGTATAAAGGACAAAGTACCAAGCGTTGTAATTCACGCAGCTAAAACACAACTTGGATTAAGTGAACGTCAGCAGATAGATGTAACAACGCAAGGTGATAAGATTAACAAAATAGAGATAGAGATTGTCAAGTCTAAAAATACAGACGAGTAACGTATTTGAGAGGAACTACAATGCACCTACAAAGCTGGTAGTCAATCAAGGTGGTACGCGAAGTGGTAAAACCTACTCACTTTGTCAGCTTCTTATTGTCAAGGCATTTGAGGAAACTGGTAAAAGGTTCAGCATCGTAAGGAAGTCATTACCCAGCTTGAAGCTATCGGTAATGAAAGACTTTTTTGAGATACTTAATGCTCATGGCTTATACGATGAAACAAAGCACAATAAGTCAGACCATACTTACACGCTTAACGGCAATACATTTGAGTTTATATCTTTAGATCAGCCACAAAAGAAGAGAGGTGCTAAACGGCACTATCTATTTTGTAACGAGGCAAACGAATTAACGTGGGAAGATTTCTTCCAGCTTCTGGTAAGGACAGAGGAAAAGATATACATTGACTATAACCCATCTGAAACACATCACTGGTTATATGATAAGATACTAAACAGAGAAGACTGTACATTCATTAAATCAACGTACAAGGATAATCCATTCTTACCAGACGAATTAGTCAAAGAGATTGAAAGGCTACGAGAAACGGATGAGGATTATTGGAAGATATACGGATTGGGTGAGCGAGGGTTCTCAAAGTCTATCATATTCCCAAGAGTTGAAATGATGAGCAAAGTACCAGAAGAAGCAACGCTAATATCTACTGGCTTAGACTTTGGATATACCAACGACCCAAGTTCTTTAGTAGAGGTTTACGAATTAGAAGACAAATTAATATTTAACGAATTACTTTATGAACGAGGACTCACTAACT